AGTAGTTTCACAAATTACTATAACAACCTTTTCTATTCTTTAGAATGGAGGGTGTTGTTGTAGTTGTCTAGTAATTTTCAGACATGCATGGAGGAACTCCAAGCATGGCGAAAGGTGGAAGCCCTTACACAGAAAAGTGGTCAAATCGAGTGTATCCTCTTGTACCAGAGAAAACTGTAAATCACTCATTCTAGTACACCAGATGGCGCTGACCTTGTATTTACTGCTCGCTACCTGTGTTGTTCTCGTAGTATCTTCCCACTTATACCACAAGTGGTTTAGAAATGACGCTTACACATATACCACGAACGTTGACGATCAAACGGCAATGCAAGTGGATAGCATACATATAGATGAGTCGACCCCCTCGGAACTTGCTTCAAAGGACCCAGGGCTCAAACCCCCAATAATTGCCGACCGGACACAATTTAGAATGTTCGTGCTGCGGAAGATCAGGCAACGATTTCATATCGATGATTTCGTTAACAACCCTGTTAACCGAAAGGTTATCAAGAGAAACGTCGTTAAAACGATTAAATCGGAGCGACCCGATATACGTGACGTGGACCTTTTTCTTCATGCAGATATCATCACGGAAATGTTCTTTATTCCACTCAAAGTCGATCTCGAGGTTAGACGCTTGCGCTTTTCCTCGTTTGCGATGGAGAGAAGACGCATTTATAAGAGACCAATATGGATTGGCTCTATGTCCCGCTTCTTCCAGGGTCTACCGCTTTCGGTAGATCCTGAGGAGGAGATACCATGAGGGGGCCCAGTCTTTGTACAGGGTCGTGATACCAGTATTAATCTGGCCGCGACACGGATAACTGTACAAAGATTTGGGACCCCTCTGAAAGACACCTTCTGTACTTCTTTTAATGGAGTGGGAAGGACAGCCCAGGTGTCTTTCTTCCAAAGTAGTATCCATAATCTACAGAACGCTGTGGAGGCGCGAGTCTTCAGGCGGAAAGTAGGTGATGATTGGATCTACATTGATGCCACACCCCATGAACCCGGTGTCTATCATTCTCAAGAATTCGAAGATGCATTTGACGAATACGTTGACCTTGTCGCCCCGATGACTGAACAAGAATTTGTTCAGCACTATCGTGGCCGTAAGCGAAAAGTATACGATCAAGCGGTCAAGTCACTCTCCCATGTTCCGCTTAAGATAGAGGACGCTGACTGTAAAGCATTTTTGAAGAAAGAGAAGGATATCGCATCGGACAAACCTGACGCTGTACCCCGCGTAATCACTTTTCCTGACCCTAGATTTGGATTACGTTTCGGAAGGTTTGTGAAGAAAATCGAGCATCCCTTCTTTGATGCTATCGATAGAGTTTTTGGCTCGAAGACCGTGATGAAAGGACTAAATTATGAAGAAGTCGGAAAAGAGATCAGTCGGAAATGGAGTTTGTTTACAGACCCCGTATCTATAGATGGTGACGTTTCTAGACTTGATAGTTCTATCTCTGATGAAGCGCAGAGATTTTATCATAGGTTCGCCCAAAAATTTTATGCGCCAGGTGACAAAGAAGAGTTTGCTGAATTGTGTGAGATGCAATTAGGTGTAGATGTAAGGGGGAGAGCTCAGAATGGCAGTGTGCAATTTAAATCTTCTGGATTAGGTTCCGGACAAATGAATACCTCGCAGATGGGGGTATTCATAGTGTGTTTTATATTATACTGTTTATTTCGTGAGTATGACCTTGAATTGGAACTAGTCAATTGCGGTGACGATTTTACCGTGATAGGAGAGAGACAGACCGTTCTTCGCTTTCAAGAGGTCTCTAAACAGTGGTTTTCAAAATTTAATATGGTTTTGAAGATGGAACCACTTAACGAGATCATTGAAGGTATTGAATTCTGTCAGACTCATCCGGTGTTATTTCGCGAGGGTTATCGCATGGTGCGAAACCCTTTGAACGCTTTGACTAAAGATGCCGTTTCAATTGACCACCTTAAAACAACGACACGCCGTTGTGCCTATTTGCATGCGATTTCTTGTTCTGGAATTGCCACCCATGGTGGAGTCCCTATTTTCCAGGACGTTTATCGTATGTTCAGTAAATCCGCTGCTCGTCTCCGTTCCGATATTAAATCGAAACGGGGGCTTAAGCGAAGCTATAATTATCGCTTAGATGACAATTCTATGTTGTATTGGGGGAAAGGACTAAATTGTTCTTATTCCAAAATTTCCTCAGACACTAGATTTTCTTTCTATCTTGCTTATGATATTGATCCCGTCACCCAAATGCAGATAGAAGCTCACTATAGAACCCTAGAGATCTCCGATTGTATACAGACCCACACATATGGAGATGCTTATCTAGGGGTCATCTAGTCCCTATTTATGTCCCGGAGTCTGATGAGAACTTAAACTACGGTGGCCCATTGGGTTTCACACTTAAGGCCCAAAACGTTGGAGAAATCCGTAAATATTTACGTGCTAAACAAAATGCCGAGAGACTGCACGGCGCCGCGTTAGTTGTGTGAGACGAACAGTCCCGTTTTGTCATTTGCGGGATCCAATACAAAATGACTAACAAATCCAAAAAGAAAAATGTATCTAAAACCCCGGTACAAGTTAAGATTATTGAACGTACTCCCAAAACGCCGAAAACTAAGAAACATGGCCCAGTTACCGTCCAGCGAAGCGTTGCTGAAAGTCTCGGTGATGCTGCTTCTGGTCTTGTTCGCGGTGGCGTCGGTGCTCTTTCTAAGTGGCTCGGCTTTGGAGCTTACACGATCAACCACAACACTGTCATTGGAGCAGGAGGGACCATCCCTTCAATGCATTCAACCAACGACTCAGTCATCGTGAGACATCGTGAATTTATGGGAAATATCCAATCTACTACCGGTTTTGCGTCAGTGTCCATTCCTATGAACCCAGGACTGCAATCCTCATTTCCTTGGCTTTCTAAAACCGCTCAAAATTACCAGGAATATAAAATTCTTGGTATGGTTGTAGAATATTTGCCATTGATTTCTGAGGTTGCTTCGAATGAGCTCAGTCTTGGAGTGGTCGTTCTCGCTGCGCAATATCGATCCGATTTACCTAATTATCCTAGCGTTGCTATGGCCATGGAATCAGAATTTGCCGTCTCAACGAAACC